TGGGTCTAAACTAAATAGTTGTGGTATCGTTAGGAGGTCAACACTTTTTGCATCCATTTAATACACGAGGAACCCCACGATGCTACAAGCAATTTATTTCTTTGTCATACTTGGTGCGTTCATTCTAGGTACTGTGGTTTCTTGGATTGCTAAGGATTATGTCGATGCCTTTATTGACAATGCAGCATACTCCAAAGCAATTACACACCCAGAGATGCTTGACGAAGATGGCAAGGTAAATCAGGAACAACTTCTGTACTTGCACTTCACCGATGATGATGGTATGATTGACGACGAAGATGACTACTAACTATGATTCTCGTTGATATGAATCAGGTTATGATCGCGAACCTGATGGTATCGTTGACACAATCTGATGAACTTCAAGAAGGACTAGTTCGACATATGGTTCTCAATTCGTTACGAAGGTATCGAAATGAGTTTCGTAAAGAATATGGCGAACTGGTCCTTTGTTATGACAGCAAACATTACTGGCGACGGCAAGTGTTTCCTTACTACAAGGGAACGCGAAAGAAAGACCGAGAGAAGTCCAAGCACGATTGGAACAACATTTTTGATGTACTGAACAAACTGAAAGATGAATTCAGAAACTCTCTACCATATAAGGTTGTTGAGGTCGATGGTGCTGAAGCAGATGACATTATTGCTGTCCTGGTCAAAGAGCAGGGAGTCAAAAATATTAGACTCCAAAACAATATGCAACCAGCCCAGAAAGTTTTGATTCTTTCTGGCGATAAAGATTTCATCCAGTTGCATCGTTTTAAGTTTGTATCTCAATACAACCCTGCTTTGAAGAAATATGTGGGTGGTGTTGATCCATTCATATACGTCTCTGAGCACGTCCTGAAGGGCGACAGGAGCGATGGCATACCCAATGTCCTATCTGACGACAAATGCCTGTTAGAAGGGCGTAGACAGCGACCTCTGGGCAAGAAAAAGATCGAGTCCTGGATCAATCAAGATCCCGATCAGTTCTGTCAAGATGAAACCATCCGCCAAAACTATGAGCGAAACAAAATGCTCATCGACTTCACGTTTATTCCCAAGGAGGTTGAAGAATCTATTATAGATACCTATGAAAGTTTCGACCCTCCAGCACGAAAATACGTTTGGAAATATTTGGTCGATCACGAACTCAATGATTTGCTCCAGAATTTAGGAGATTTTTAACAATGAAACTTATGATCTCAGAGATCCTTCAAAAGGCACACAACGCCAAAACAAAAACCGAAAAGGTTAAGATCCTACAGCAGAATAACAGTCAGACACTTCGCTCCCTGTTCATTTGGAACTTTGATGATAGTGTTCAGTCCGTTCTTCCTGATGGTGAAGTACCGTATACTAAAAATCCTGCTCCTCAAGGGACGGAACATACCCGTCTGGAGACTGAAGGACGTAAGTTGTACTATTTTGTCAAGGGTGGTGCCGATAACATTCCTATGATTCGTAGGGAGTCTATGTTCATTCAGATGCTTGAGGGTCTGCATCCTGACGAAGCAGAAATTCTGTGTCTGGTTAAAGACAAGCAACTGCATAAGAAGTATCGTATTACTAAGAACGTTGTATCTGAAGCGTTTCCTTCTATCAACTGGGGTGGTCGCGGTAAACCTCAATGAGTAAATTGAGGTTTGTCGCACAAAGATGCAATCCTGAAGTTGCAAATGATAGGTCTTTACCATACACATCATTCTTAGTAACGTATAAGTTGGACGGAGAAGTGTGCTATGATATTGTCATAGCAAATAAAAAGAGTGATGTGTTTGATCACTACTGGGATCATTACAGGAACGATCTAATCACATTTGTTCAAACTGAAGGAAGAGTGAATCCTAAATTATGGAACCCCAAAAAACCAGGAAAATGATTTACAACTTTCCTAACAAGAAAGTTGAAAAGGATGATGTACCTGCAGAGATTGTCACTGCAGAAATGGTAGGTAAGTTCATTGGGATTTACCTACTCGGTCCTCTTTTCTTTATGCTAGCGTGGAATTATGTGGTACCATATCTTTTTGCAGTGAATGGTATTAACTATTTGCACGCCTTTTGTATTATCTTTATGGTGAAACTTATTCAGAATGACTAAACCCAATCTTGAAATTGCATCTCCTAAAGTTTGTCTGGTATCTGCCACTCCAGATGCAGAGAAAACTATGGGATATGTTGCTCGCGTAAGCAACCCCAATAATCAAGAGAATCCCAACGTTGCAGGTCTTCTCTCGTATTGCATCAAGCACGGGCATTGGTCTGTGTTTGAGCAGGCGCATATGACACTGGAGATCAACACTACTCGTGGACTGGCAGCTCAGATTCTGCGCCATCGTAGCTTCACATATCAGGAGTTTTCCCAGCGGTATGCTGACACGAATCTCCTCACTCCACAGATCCCCGTCCCTGATCTACGCTCTCAGGATCATAAGAATCGTCAGAATTCTATTGATGACATTGATACTGAGAAGAAAGCGTTTCTTCAAGGACGTATCCATCAATATTTTATTGAGGGTATGGACTTGTACAATGAACTGCTTCGAGAGGGGGTTGCAAAAGAGTGTGCTCGTTTTGTTCTTCCGCTCGCTGTGCCTACCAGATTGTATATGACGGGATCGGTTCGGTCGTGGATTCATTACATTGATCTGAGGTCTGCTCACGGAACTCAGAAAGAACATATGGAGATCGCTGAACTTTGCAAGCAACACTTCATCTGCCAGTTCCCCACTGTTGCTAAGGCACTTGAGTGGTGTGATGGTGATTGTGGGTGCTCTGAGAAACTGGATGATTGTGATTGTATTCAACCATCATTGAGAATTGATTAATGTTTAAGGAAGTTACGCCACTATTTCCCACGCCACTTTATGTGGCACAGGATGATGATATGCCTAATGTCCTGGATAGTTTGTCTGATTTAGAACGCAGTCCATATGGATATGCTAATGGTGGAGAACGAACTGACAGTACCAACATCATTGATGAAATTCCACAGGAGTTGAGTGAGTGGATCTATAGTCATATCAAAGAGTATGTGTATGGTGTTCAGGGAATAAGTACCGAGCACCATATTCAGATCCCAAACTCCTGGATTAACTTTATGCATAAAGATGATCGTGCTCATCCACACGATCACTGCAATAGTATTTACTCTGGTATTGTATTTCTCTCTGCTCCAACAGGATCTGCCGAGTTGATCTTTGAGAAGAATAAGTACAAGACTATCGAACCAACGATTGCCGAGTACAATTTATATAATTCCCACATATATAGAATCACCCCACAAGACGGGATGATTTGCATCTTCCCATCAGATCTAGTACACTACGTTGATGTGCACACCTTAGATCAACCTCGTATCAGTTTGGCATTCAACATTTTTATTAGGGGGGAATTTGGGATGCATACAAAACGTTTGAACCTTAAGTAAATGCCTACCTACGATTTCATCAACAAAGAAACGGGAGAGATCACGACAGAGTTTATGTCGATCAATGATCTCGATAAATACAAAGAAGACCATCCTGAGTTGGAGCGTTACTTCGGTAATCAACTTAATGGAACTGTATATGGGAAACCACAACAGTCCGATGGATTCAAGTCAGTGATGCAAAAAATTCAAAAAGCACATCCTGGCGCTAACCTTAGTCGTTTTACTTGATTATGCCAGCACCTAGAAAGCGGAAGTCCCCAGTTCCTAATGGTATGACTGCCAAGCAAATGCGAAGGAAGAAACCAATCAATCTTGATCATCTCAAGACGATTGAACCTCTTACTGAGAATCAGGAACGTGTTTTTAATTCGTATGCAGAAGGTAAAAATCTAATCCTTCACGGGTGTGCTGGTACAGGTAAGACTTTTATTGGTTTGTATCTTGCTCTGCGTGAAGTGTTGGAACCATCTTCTCCATATGAGAAGGTTTATATGGTTAGATCTCTGGTTCCTACCAGGGAAATTGGTTTCCTTCCTGGAGACCACGAAGACAAGAGCAATCTTTATCAGATTCCTTATAAGAATATGGTAAAGTATATGTTTGAGATGCCCGATGACGGTGCATTTGAAATGCTCTATGACAATCTTCGTTCGCAAGAGACTATTTCTTTCTGGTCCACCTCGTTCATTCGCGGTGTGACTATGGATAATTGTATTGTTCTCGTGGATGAATTCAGTAACTTGAATTTTCACGAACTTGATAGTATGATTACTCGTGTGGGTGAGAACTGTAAGATCATCTTTAGTGGTGACTATACACAGTCCGATCTCGTCAAGTCCAATGAGAAGACAGGTGTTCTCGACTTTATGAAAATTCTGCAGACAATGCAATCCTTTGACTGTGTTGAATTTGGTATTGAAGACATCGTGCGCTCTGGTCTTGTGAGAGAATATCTCATCAGTAAACTCAATCTCGGATTCTAATTATGTTTAATTTGGTGGGACCTCCAGTTCCACTGACTGAAATGAATGCCGTCACTAAAGGTGACGGTCTTCGTCTTTATGAAGTTGGTGATGGTAAATGGTATCCTTCTGTGACGACAGTAACAAGTCATCGCAAGAAGGATTCCATTATCAAATGGAGACAGCGTGTTGGTGAAGCAGAGGCTAATAAGATCTCTGGTCGTGCATCAGCACGTGGCAATAAGTTTCACCATATGGTAGAATGTCATCTGAAGAACGAAGAAGTTAAATTCGATGACAGCAGTCCTTTGGCGTCTTTTCTTTTCAAGACGGCGAAAGATACTCTTGCTCGGATTAACAACATTCATCTTCTGGAAAGTCCTCTCTATTCTGATACGCTTCGTATTGCTGGTCGCGTTGACTGTATAGCAGAGTTTGACGGTGAACTTGCCGTCATTGACTTCAAAACTTCTAACAAAGAGAAGAAAGAATCCTGGATTGAGAACTACTTTGTTCAGGAGACTGCCTACGCTGTGATGTATTACGAGCGTTGTGGTGTAAAGGTTGATAAGATTGTTACACTGATAGCAACTGAGGAAGGTATGATGCAGGTCATCGAGAAGTATGATCTTGACCACTACTATTCTCTACTCAAAGAATATGTCCACGAATTTATGCAGTCCAAACCGCTTATCAAATGAAAGACTTCAAAGACAAATTTATGACACAATCAAAGTTTTCTACGATGGTCGAAAACGTGGTGAAAAATAGTAATGGGCTGGTCAACTATATTGACGCAGTAATTGTTGTCTG